ACTCCATGTTGGTATTGTACCCGGGGCATGAACTGCAAACGTCGTATCTATAGGATGCGGATATAGTTCTACGTTACCATCAATAATGCCATTTGTCCAATATGTTGATTCATAACTATGTACCCAAGCATTTAACGGATATGATAGATCCAAATCATCAATTTTTATTGACATTCCTACTTTAGATTTATTATGACGTATTGCATAATCAATTAAATCATTAATAAAATTTTCAGGAACCGTATCTAATGGTATTATATCACTATCATTAAACACAAACCATTGTGATGTTATTTCTAAAAACTTAGGATGCCCCATTAATACCAAATCTCGAAATGCATGACACGAATTATCAGTAATATCATTATAAAATACATCGATATTTGATTGAGAATACCATTCTAATAAAGGTTGGTATGATGATTGATTATCAATTATTGTTATATTATGATAACCTTTTTTCTGTAAAATCGTAACTTGATCAATTAATGGATATAGCCTATCTCGATTCAATATTACAATTGGTATGTTTTTATTCATTGTTTAATTCCTTGTATCATTCCATATTCATCAAATTGAGGCATTCCACCCCATTTGCTTAACCATTTTTTTATATTTTCTTGTTCAGCTCGTATTTGTCTAGAATCCGATTTACCATTGTTTTCTTCTAAACGGTGTGACCCGCGGGCTCCAAAATGCCAAACTAATGAATTTGTAGGTAATATAAATTTTATATCATGTTTCAACATTCGAAGAAACAAATCCATATCATCCCACGATGTAGGAGCAAATAATGGATCGTTACCGCCTACTTCATCCCAAACTGATTTTTTTACTAATCCCGATACACCTTCGCCTTTAGGAATTTCAATATCTTTATTTAATCGAATAAAATCCTCAGCCCATTCATCAAAATAATTAGTATCAAAATCATCATGATATGCACCAAATAATTCTTTAGGTACTATCGCAGTTCCTGGTCGTTGTGTTGGATTATTAAACATATCAGGTTCGACTCTATGTGAGTTCACCCAAAGTTTTTCATTTGGATATTTTTCATGAATATCCATTAATGCTTTATCCCAATCTTTAGTTACATAAAAATCAGAATGAAGAAACATTATATACTCAGTTTCAACATGGTCGGCACATATGTTCATGCCCCCACCAATACCTCGAACATCGATGTTTTTAGGTTCAATGATTAAAGTTAAATTGTATTTATTTTGATTTTTTTGTAACCATTCATTTGTACCATCTGTACAATTTTCAGCGTGAATGATAAATGGTGCGTTTTTGTAATAGCTATTTTTTCTAACAGATTCAATTGCTATCTTAAGATAGTGCAAATTATTCCATGTAGAAATACAAAATGTAATAGGATTAGAGTGTATCATAATATGCATTTTGTTTGATTTGTCGATCTATTGTTTTTGGATGATATAAAGAATATTCTTCTTGCATTGGTAAAGTTGCATATTTCGTAAAACCTTGCAATACTTCATGCACTTTATTTTTCCACATAATGTTATCATCATTACGATAAATTCTCCATTGATAATCTGGCCAATTAATCCACCCATGTTCGTTAACATTCCAGCCCCATTGTTGCATATGATCTTGATTCATACCTTCTACAGTATTTATTCTAGGTACTAACATAACATCTACCGTAGGATTTGTTTCTAATATGCTTGGTAGTTGCATTATCAAAGTTTCGTTTGGTACTTCATCTGCATCAATTTGAAAAATAAAATTGCCAAAACAATACTGCGTTAATTTATTTTTCCATTCAGCAAAATGACTTTGAAATTTATCCTGCCAAATAGTTATATGATTATCATAATGACGTTCATAATGTTTCAGCGTTGATATCATCTCATCATCTGCTTTTGTTATATCTAACAATACAACAATTTCATCATTTTCTTGTTTATGTTTAAGTAAGAAATCAAGTAAACGCTGTATTTCTTTTAATTCGTTACAGACTGTTATAGCATAACTTATTTTCATGCTTCAACTTTTTTTAATTTTGGCAATGTCAATTTAGGTAATGACAATTCTACTTGTTTTGGTACTGATGCTAATGCGACATCAACGATACCTAATACTTTTTCATATACGGCTGCTATTGCAGTTTTAGTAAACGTTGAATTAACAAAATAACGTTGGCGTTTAGCTAATTCTTGCCATTTTTTATAATTCTTTTGCACTTCCTTCATCATTTTTCCGGCGTATGCATAATCCGGCGTAAACCAATTGGCGCCGTTAATTAAAAATTCATTCTGCGCAGATGGGTGAATTTCAGTTAATCCGCCTGGTAATGCACATATAAAATCTTTTTTAAGGAAATCTGATTGACCCGAATAATGTGGTGCAATGATCGGTTTGCCGGTTGTTGAATATTCAAGTAGTGGCCGACCAAAGCCTTCAGATTTTGTAAATGATATCATGGCTTTTATTTTAGGATGATTATAAAGTAAATTCATTTCTTCATCAGTTAAGTCGCCATGTAACAAATATACATTTGGTAATTTTGCTCCAGGAAACATATCTCGAATTTGATTGATTTTATTTTCAATCTCCATTCGATCCATAACAGAATATGTTGCTCCGCTAGATTTCATAACAAGTGCAGGTGCATCTTTTTGATTTTTATATGTATTAAAAAAACAATGAATTAATCCACTGATATTTTTTCGATCTTCTCCAACTTGTCCTTGTAACCAATGTCCAACCGATAAAAACGCAAATGTTTCTGGAATTTGATTTAAAATACTTAAATTACCAGAAATCTTATTGTTATAAATTGTTTCATCAAAATATTCTGGAACTACTTCAATTCGAGCTGTAATAGATTTATTATTTTGTTTTGCCGTATTTTCGAATACAGTTTTAGTAAATTCACTTGGAACAATTACTAGTTGCATTGAATTTAAATTATCAATCCACGCAGTTGGACAAATATCTCCTTCAGTACCTGCAGTAATACCAATATTAAATTTACCTACAGCTTGAAATTCATTAGGAACCGTGATTTGAACCCAAATATCAGGTTGTGATGTTAATGGCAACGGAATAATACGTTGATTCCAATCAATTGGAATTGGATATGTAAATGGAGTGTGACCCCATGGTAATGAGACTAATTTAATATCCCATTCTTTACTCCGTTGTTCTATAAAATTTGTAATTACTTCTCGTGCATGATGTCCATACCCCGATTGCGTTGCTACTGGTGATGCTATAACTACTGTTCTCATTATTTTACAATTCCTATATTATCGTATGTTGTTTTCGTAACTTTATTTAATGTATATCTAGGTCGGGTTTCAATTTTTGCTGAAAATAAATAATCTATCATTTCAATCATTTTGTTGCCCATTTGTTCGGCAGTAAGTCCATTTTGTAATGCCCATGTTCTTCCTGCTAATCCCATTTCAGCTCGAAGCATTTCTGGTGTATTATACCAATATTGAATTGCAGCCGCCACATCTTCGAATCGCACTCGATCATCAAAAATATACGGCGTTGGCGGCGAACCTTGTAGTGATCGATTAGATGGAAATACTGGTTTTGCCCATATGCCATGTAATTTATATTTTCCGGTATGATTGGTTGCAAAATTGCCATCGAACCGTATCCATTCTTCATTTTCATCTACAAAACCACACTGATCTTGCAATCCGCCAGTTACATTATTGATAATAGGTGTCCCTGATAATATAGCTTCAGTTGAGCTTAGTCCCCAACCTTCATTACTGGCAATATTAACTACAACATCTGCAACATTATACATCGCATTTAATTCATTTGCCATTAATTTTTGTTCGGAAAATATAATCTTACATTTAGGAGCAATTGCATTTTTTACAGCAATTAAATCCGTACCATTTTCATCAACAGCTTGTGTATGCATTACTAATGCAACGCGTTCTTTTTGTTCTTCTGGTAAGCTGTCTACGAATGTTTTGAAAGCTAAAATTACATCCCCAGGTTGTTTTCTTCTAATATTGCGATTATTCCAAAAAACTACAAAATCTACATCATTAGCTGATTTAATTTTTTCATACATTTGTTTGAATATTGGATCGGTAGATGCCAATGGTTTAAATACGTTATGGTTTAAACCGTGAGGAACAAATCCGGTAATAATTTGATTCCAATTTACATCCATTGATAGACTTTCACTGGCATCATAATTTACAACTTCAAATCCGTTTTGTGTAAGTACTTCGCGATGAATATTATCTGATTGTTTGCTAATACCCATGATCAAATCACAACTTGCATAAAATGGAGCATTCCACATAGGATATGGAAGATCATCCCAAATTGAATAATAAATTATAGGAATATTATATGTTGTTTTAATTTCATGTTCAATTGCATATAACCATGTCCAATAACGAGGATCGGTAAAATGAAATATTGCATCTGGTTGCTCTTGATTGAGAATTGCAAATAATATGTTACGGTCTCCGTATCCATTCCATGGTATAATTTTAACTGATGCATCGGTTATGCCCGTTTCTTGTGCAACTTGAGCAGATAAATCAAAAGCCTGGCCAGCTTCGGGGTGTTTAAGTGCACCGCCTAATTGTACCCAATCATAATGATGTACTGTGTTAAAAATAATTTCTCGGCTAATGGTACCAATGCCTGATGGCAATCGAAAATCGTCTGCTAACAATAAAATTTTCTTTTTTTTAGGGTTGTTAGGATCGATCTTTTTTAATTTTGGTAACTGCATTTATTCCTTTATAACTTTTATATAAATATGGTTTAACCTAGTATAACCACCGGTTTTTGTAATTTTTTAGTTCGCGTCCAGGCTGTTTGTAATACTGGATCTAATTGCATTTGATTGCTTAAAATCATCATGTAATCACATCGTTCTGCAATAAGCTGCATTCGATGATGAAGCTGCGAAAAATGATATGGTTTTCCATAATATGATTCTGGCATTGCTGAGTACATGTTATGTCCTGAAAATGACGGATTAAATTCTTCATATTGCAATCCAAATTCTAGTGCATATTTTCTAACCATACTGTTAGCTCCTTCGTTGCCGCCGGCACCGACTATAACTAAATCATCTCCAAACTTCTTTTTTACAAGTTGAAGCGTTTCTTGTATCTTTCTTTTATTCTGCCAATCTGTATTTCCGATGATTGCAATTCGTTTCATCGTCGTTCTCGTACAAATTTAACACCTTTTGGATAATGCCCATATACTAAGCGAAGCATTTGTTCCAATGTTTTTCTGTTTTCTTTATGATCAGGTCCATCTATATTTGTGCATAATGAATATTCCATTACGCAAGTTTTAGTACCAGGCCACGATGCATGATTCTGCATTTGAAATTCGTATACATATACATGTTTATGTGTCCACTTGATCATAACTTATTATAATAAATTTTATTCACGAATCCTAGCATCTTTAGGACAACGTTCGTAATCAGTTTTGAATGGACAATAATTGCAATTAACTGCACCTTTACCTGCAACAGCAACATAGTTTCTATCAGCATTCTTATTACCTTCAGAGTCAAAACAAGCATCAACAAATGCATCAATCTGCCGTTGAATTTTCTTTTGAGTTACCGAACCAGCAGCTGGTTTATGATTTTGAATTCGCTTTTGTGGAAACATTGATTCTTCAACAATCTTACGTTTTACAATAAAAAATTCAACTTCAATCTTTTCACGTGGAACGCCAAATTGTTCTGCAAAGTAATTTTTATATGCAATTAATTGTGCTGACTTCATTGCATCTGATTTGGCTGATTGTTTCCATCCATTACGTGATGTTTTGATATCAAACAATTTGAAAGTATTGGTAGGTACATGGCGCATAACAACATCAATGAATCCATACCAATATACTGAAGGATTCTTTGGGGATGCAGGATGGCATAATTCAATCTCAATGCCTACTAACTCCCAATCTTTGCTTGAAAAGTATTGTCCTCTTCTTTTACTAAACCATTGTAAAATGGCAGCTCCATCTTCTAAATATTCTGCCAACTGCAATGGATTTGAAAAATGTTCTCCGCCAAATTCTTGCACACAACGTGCATATTCGTCTCGAAGTTTATTTTGTAATATTCCACGCAAATCTAACGATTCGGCTTTCTTAACAGACTCTGTATACATTACGGTTAAGAAATATTGAAATGTTTCGTGGAAAGCTGTTCCAAACACCGTTTCAATTGATGCTTGGAACGGAGCTAATCCATCGATATATGATAGTTTCCAAGCAAGTGGGCAACGTTCATACATTGACCATTGCGAATAAGAAATCTTTCTTGGTACAGAAGCTGCATCTCGTACTGCTAATCTATATACTGGATTGATATAAGTTCCTTTCATATTTTATTATATGAAATCATTTAATTAAATCCAATTGTTCTTTCATATAAATTTCTATTAAATCTTTGGTTTTTTGCAAGTCTTGTTCAAACGAACCTTTGTGACGGCATCTTACAATGCGTTTGATGATGTCGAATTCATATGCGTTAAGTTTAAAATCTTCTGCAAACTTATAAAGTGAATAAGGACCTTGATAGTGTTTTTGTGTGTTTATGTTATTTTCCATATTTTTTAACTGTTTTCATTTTTTCAATTGATTCTTGTTTATGTTTTTTTCCGTACATTGGATTTTTATCCCCATCATATAAACCTATTTTTGCAAACCGTTGTTTTTGTTTAGTGACATCTGATACAGGTTTATCGTATCGAGGATTGTCGGTTGGTTTATTATATCTTCCACGAACCCAGCCAGCTGGTATTGGTTCTAATATATGATGTTTTTTTGATATAACCCCATTTTTAATCCAAATGTATTCTTTACATTTTTCGGATGGCGATTTACCGGATTGTATACGACCTCTTTGCCACCCAACTGGTATATCCGTTTTATCATATACTTTTTTATTTAATATGCCATTTGTTATCCAAAAACTGCCAGCAAACGGAGAACCATTTTGTTTAATATAATTTCGTTGACGTTCTAATTGTATTTTTGAGTTTAACTCTCTAATTATTTGATATTCATTACTACTAACGTGGTAAGTTCTTGTTTGAGTATTACTTTGTACTTTATTTAACATCATCCAAAATGCTTTAATAATGCCATGATGATTGGGATAAATTTTCCAAAGCAATTTATGAGCTATATAATGTTCTCGAGCAGTTAAATCAACTAAATTATCTAGGTCTTCGGTGCCACCCATACATTTAGGGACAACATGATGTCGTTCATGATACCCTTGCAATGTTCTGGTACGAGCTCGATTGATAAGTTGATTGTATATTTTTTGATAATTCATAATAGTAAAAACCATGCATCTTTTGAGGTCGGAGGCTCTACTCGATACATGGTCTTGTTAAATTATTTTACAATGTAGCTCCGACCCTACATATATAAATATATCACGCTCACTTGATTCCTTTTAACATACGTTTTTTCTCTGCTTCGCTATATCCGTACATGGTTATGATACGTTCCAATGCAACTTTATCCATTAAATCTGCATAATCTCCAGCTTCGGCACGACTAATTTGATAATGTTCTGCAAGTTGTGTGA